CTGATAGAATAGTTGCAGCAACAGATCCTTTTAATCAATTAGCAATTTGGTTATATCCATCTTCTGCTGATACATCTAATACTACTGGAATTTGTGATAAAGTTTTAATTTATAATTATGCTACTCAAAAATGGTCAACTGCTACTACTAATGCTAGTACAATATTCTCACAATTCGTTGGAGCTTATACAGTAGAACTTATGGATATTATTTCAGAAAACTTAGATAATATTAATATATCATTAGATACTGATTTTTGGTCAGGTGGACAATTATTACTTGGTGCTATTGATAGTGATTATAAAGCTGCTATTTTTTCAGGTACAGATAATATTGGAGAAATAGAAACTACAGAATTAGAGTTGTTTCCAGGAACAAGATCGTCTATAATAGGTGTAAGACCTATAGTAGATGCAACCGCTACAGTTACTTTAAAAACTAGAGATAGACTTGCTGATAGTGCTACAGAATCAACTGTTTCAAGCATGAACTCAACAGGCATTAATCCAGTAAGACAATCTGGAAGATATGTTAAAGTTAATGTTAAAATACCAAGTGGAGGAGCTTGGAAAGATGCTCAAGGAATAGATTTAGTTGCATCAAGATCAGGGTTGAGATGACAGATAAAACTGATATAGATAATGTTAGATACAGTTTTGAAACACAAGAGTTTTTTCAAAGACAAATTGAGGAAGCTATTAACGCATTAATAAATGAAAAAAATCAAGAAAATAATAAAGTATTTGCTTGGTTTATAGGAGATTAAAATGGCAGGTATAAAAGATTATTCAACAACACAAGCAAACAACACTACATTAAATAGTATTTCTACTGCGGAAGGAATGTTACCTTCTAACTTGAACAATGCCATTAGAGCATTGATGAAGAATACTAGAGATTGGTATAACGATTCACAATGGGTTGAATATGGAGATGGTAATGGAGCTTACACAGCTACTTACGCATCAGCTACAAGTTTTACAATTGATGGTGTAGATGTAACTGCAATTTATCATGCTAGTAGAAGAATTAAATTAATAGCAGCTACTCCTGGAACAATTTATGGAACTGTATCTAGTACATCTTTTTCAACAAACACTACTGTAAATGTAACTTGGGATAGTGGTTCATTATCAAGTGAAGCTATTACAAATGTTTATATTAGTGCTTTATCAAAAACTAATTCATCTATTCCAACAGGAATTATTGGTACAACTAATATAGATGATGATGCAGTTACTACTGCTAAAATTGCAGATAGTAATATAACTGTTGCTAAGATGGCAGTTAATTCTGTTGACTCTGACCAGTATGTAGATGGTTCAATAGATACAGCTCATATTGCAGACTCAAATATTACAGTTGCTAAAATGGCAGCTAACTCAGTAGATTCAGATCAATATGTTGATGGTTCAATAGACACAGCTCATATTGGAGATGACCAAATTACTTCTGCTAAGATTCCTGACTCAGCAATTACTTCTGCTAAGATTGCAGATGGTGCAATTGTTAATGCAGATATAAATGCTTCTGCTGCAATTGCTTTATCTAAATTAGAAAATCTTACTACTGCTAGAGCTTTAGTATCTGATGGTAGTGGAGATATATCAGTTAGTGATGTTACTGCAACTGAGGTAGGTTATCTTGATGGAGTATCATCTGCTATACAAACTCAAATTGATGCTAAACAAGATAGTGATGCAGATTTAACTGCTATTGCTGCTTTAGCAAAAACTGATGGAAATGTTATTGTTGGTAATGGATCAACTTGGGTAGCTGAAAGTGGATCTACTGCTAGAACTTCTTTAGGACTTGGTACTATTTCAACACAAGCATCAGACAATGTTTCATTAACTGGTGGATCAATTACAGGATTAGGTGAGCCTTCTGCTAACTCAGACGCATCTACTAAATCTTATGTTGACCAAGCAGTTGCTGGTTTAAGAACTAGAACTATTGCAGAGTGTGCTTCAACTGCCAATGTAGTAATTTCATCAGCTCTTGAAGCTGGTGATGTTATTGATGGTGTAACCCTAGTTGCTGGAGATAGAGTTCTTTTAAAAGATCAAAGTACAGCTACAGAAAATGGTTTATACCTTGCAGTAGCTAGTGGAGCTGGTGCAGCATCAAGAGATCCAGAACATGATACTATCGCAGAATTATCTGGTGGTATGGTTGTAGTAAATCAAGGTTCAGTTAATGATAATAAAATATTTTTATGTACGACAGATACTGATGCAACATTAGGATCTACAAGTATTACTTATACTGTAATTACACCTAGTAATGTTGGTACAGTAACTTCTATTACAGCTGGTACTGGTTTATCTGGTGGTACTATTACAGCTGCTGGAACAATAGCAATTGATTCAACTGTTGCTACACTTGCTGGCACACAAACTCTTACAAACAAAACTTTAACAAGTGCATTAATAACAGCTAATTTATCTCCTACAAGTGCTGATGGTGCTGCGTTAGGTTCAGCAACAAAAGAATTTTCAGATTTATTTTTAGCAGATAGTTCAACAATTCAATTTGGAAACGATCAAGACACAACTTTAACTCACACAGATGGTACTGGATTAACTTTAAATAGTACAAACAAATTATGTTTTAACGATACTGGTACTTATATAAATTCAAACGCAGATGGTGATTTAGACATAGTTTCAGATGGTACTGCTTCAGATAGTATTAAATTAACTTCTGCTGGTGCTATTACTTTAGACGCTAATTCAACTTCACAACCTATTGCATTAGATACTGCGTATGGAGATGTAGTTATGAAAAAAGCTGGTTCAACTCATGCAGCTTTTTTTAGACTTTCAGATGGTTTAAGAATAAGAACTGCACAATCCGATGCCGATATGACATTTGCTGGTGTTGATGGTGGAGTAAGTATTACAGCTTTAACTTTAGATATGAGTGAGGCTGGTGCGGCTACATTTAATGACAAAGTTATAGCAGAAGGTGGACAATTAACAACAACAGGAAAATCCCTAGTCATGGGGTTTTAATTAACAGGAGAAAAATATGGCAAGTGAAGTATTAAAATTAGCAACATTCAGAGGTGACGCAGCTTCTGCTCAAGCACTACTAACAGTAGCGTCTGGACATACATATACAATTTTGTCTGCAACTATCTGTGAAACTGCTGGTGCTGCTGAAACATTTAACTTGTATATTGATGATGGTGGTGGTGGTGCAGATACATATATTTATCACACACAGGCTCTAGCAGCTAATTCAACTTTTGAACATACTTCAAAATTTGTAATGGAAGCAGCAGATCATTTATCAATAATTACAGCAAGTGCATCAGACATTGATGTAACTGTTAGTTATTTAGATCAGACATTATAGGATTATAAAACACTATGAGTGGATTAGTAAAAGACAATATCTTTGGCTCATCTGGATTAGTAGTTGAAGCAGCTGGTGGTCTTAGTTGGCAACCAGTAGTTACTGCATCTACTGTTACAGTTAGTGCAGCAAAAGGTTATTTTATTAACACCACATCTAATGCTTGTACGATTACACTTCCAAGTGTAGCGACAGCTGGAGATCAAATTATATTAGTTGACTATGCTAGAACATGGGGAACTAACGCAATCACAATAGACAGTAATGGTTTGAACTTTCAAAGTTCAGATGATACTTATATTGTTGATTACGACACAGCTGGTCAAAGTTTAAATCTAGTTTATTCTGGAGCAACTGTTGGCTGGACACCTTCCTCTGATATTGTAAATGCTGATGAGCCTGTTGCACCACAACAAGGAATATTTGCTTATGGTCAAGCAGCTGGAGTAGATTGGATTTCAATGAGTAATATTGTATCAACAACTGGAGTTGTAGCAGCAGATGTTACAGGAGTTGGAAGTGCTAGAGCTGGTTTAGCAGCAGCAAATTATGGAACTGATAAAGCTATATTTGCATATGGTAGTAGTGATGCTATTGGTAAAGTTAATACAAGAAATTTAGTAAATAGTTCTGGTGTTATTGCAGCAGATGCTACTGGTGCTGGAACAGGTAGAACAACTTTAGCTGCAACAGGTTATGGATCAACAGGTCAAGCAGTTTTTGCTTATGGTCAAACAGGTGGTGGTGGAACAGGAATAGGAAATATAAGAAATTTAGTTTCTAATGAAGGTGTAATCGCAAGTGATGCTACTGGTGCTGGAACAGCTAGGAGAGAACCAGCTGCTGCTAGGTATGGTACAGATACAGCAATATTCGGATTTGGTTATTCAGGAAGTTCATGGCTTTCAGTAAGTAATTTAGTTTCTAATTCTGGTGTAATAGCAACCGACACAACTGGTGTAGGTACAATTAGAGCACAATTAGCAGCAGTTTCTTATGGAACAGACAAAGCTATTTTTGGATTTGGACAAACTTCTAGTTCAGAAACAAATTTATCTAATAAAGTTTCAAATAGTGGTGTAGTTGCAACCGATACTACAGGAGTAGGTACAGCAAGAAGAATATTAGCAGCAACTAAATATGGTATAGACACAGCAATATTTGGATATGGATTTGATGGAAGTTCAGATTCTTCATTAACTAATAAAGTTTCAAATACTGGAATAGTTGCAAGTGACGTTACTGGAGTAGGAACAGCAAGATATGGACTAGCTGCTGCAGAATTTGGTTAAACAAGTGCATAGGAAAATATTATGAGTGGAAAAATAGTCAACAACGTATTTAGAGCTTCTGGAGTTATAGCAGCTACACCTGGTGGTCTTGATTGGTCAACAGCAGTTGTAACTGGTTCAACTCTAACAGCTACTGCTGGTAAAGGATATTTTATAAATACAACATCTAATGCTTGTACTGTAACTTTGCCTAGCTCTGCTGAAATTGGAGATCAAATAGTCTTTGCTGATTATGCAAGAACTTGGTCAACATATGAACTTATTATAGATTCTAACGGATTAAATTTTCAAGGTGATCCAGATACATATACAGTAGATTATGATACTGCTGGACAATCACTTAACATAGTTTATTCAGACGCAACAAAAGGTTGGCTACCAGTTTCAGATGATGCTGTGGCTGATGTTGGAGTTGCACCAGTTACTCAAAGAGCAATATTTGCATATGGTACTACTGGTTCTAATGTATCAATATCTAATTTAGTCAACAGTTCTGGAGTAGTTGCAGCAGACGTTACAGGAGTGGGTACAGCAAGAGACAGTGTATCTGCAGCTGGTTATGGAGGTGATAAAGCTATATTTGGATATGGTACTACTGGTTCAAATGTTTCATTAACTAACTTAGTGTCAAATAGTGGAGTAGTTGCAACAGATACTGCTGGGGTAGGAACTGCTAGAGCACATTTAGCAGCAGCTACTTACGGAGGAGACAAAGGAATATTTGCATATGGTAATTCTGGTTCAAATGTTTCAATGTCTAATCTAGTTTCAAGTTCTGGTGTTGTCGCAGCAGATGTTACTGGAGTAGGAACAGCAAGAAGATATTTATCAGCAACAGGATATGGTACTGATAAAGCAATCTTTGGTTATGGCTATACTGATACATGGGTTCAAATATCAAATTTAGTTAGTAATAGTGGAGTAGTTGCTAGTGATACTTCAATCGTAGGTACTGCTAGAGCTAGTTTAGCAGCAGCAAAATATGGTGGTGATAAAGCAATATTCGGTTATGGTTCTACATACTCTGGTGGTGATGTATTTTATTCAGTAACTAATTTAGTTAATAATTTAGGAGTGGTAGCAGCAGATGTTTCTGGAGTTGGTACTGCAAGAACTGGTGCAGGAGCTGCCTCATACGGTGGAGATAAAGCTATTTTTGCTTATGGTCATAATGGCAGTAAACTTTCACTGTCTAATTTAGTATCTAATTCAGGTGTTGTAGCTAGTGACGTATCTGGAGTTGGAACAGCTAGAAATGGTTTGGGATCAGCAGAATATTCATATACAGCATAGGATAAAATTATGAGTGGAATAGTACAAAACAATATATTAAGAAGTTCAGGAACAATAGCAGTAACTGCTGCTGGACTTAGCTGGGGTACAGCTGTAGTTACAGGATCAACAGTTACAGTTGAAGCTGGTAATGGATATTGGATAAACACTACTTCAAACACTTGCACAATTACTTTACCTAGTTCAGCAGAGAGTGGCGATCAAATCGTTCTTATAGATTATGCTAGAACTTGGGGTACTAATTCAATTTTTATAGATTCAAATGGTTTAAATTATCAAGGCAATGATGATACTTACACAGTAGAATACACAACAGATGGTCAATCAGTAAACATTGTTTATTCTGATGCTACTAAAGGTTGGTTGCCATTAGAAGATGATGTTACAGCAGATGTTCCTGTTGCACCACCTACACAGAAAGCAATCTTTGCTTATGGAAGCACCGATGCTAAAGTTTCAATGTCAAATTTAGTAAACAGTTCAGGAGTAGTAGCAAGTGATGTTACTGGAGTTGGTACTGATAGAAATGGATTAGCAGCAGCAACTTATGATTTAGATAAAGCAGTTTTTGCCTATGGTAATACAGGAAGTGTTACTTCACTAAAAAATTTAGTTAACAATTCTGGTGTTGTGGCAGCAGATGTAACTGGTGTTGGTACTGCAAGAGAAAGACTAGCTGCTGCTAGTTATGGAACAGGTTTAGCTATCTTTGCTCATGGTACTACTGGAAGTGCAACTGCAATATCTAACTTGGTTAATACTTCTGGAGTAATTGCATCTGATGTATCTGGTGTAGGTACAGCAAGATTTGGTTTAGCAGCTTCCTCATTTGGTGGTGATAAAGCCATTTTTGGATATGGTAGACCAAGTAGTGGTAATTCTAGTTTAACAAATTTAGTTAGTAATGTAGGAGTTTTAAGTTCAGATGTTACTGGTGTAGGTACAGCAAGGAGAGATATAGCCGCAGCTTCTTATGGTGGAGATAAAGGAGTTTTTGGATATGGTATTTCTGGTTCTTCTTCAAATGTAACAAACAAAGTTTCAAATGTAGGTGTAGTAGCAACCGATACAACTGGAGTTGGAACCGCTAGATATTATTTAGCTGCAACTGGGTATGGTGGAGATAAGGCTATATTCGGATTTGGTTCAACTGGAAGTGTAACAGGAATAACTAATTTAGTTAATAATTCAGGTTTAGTAGCAGCTGATGTATCAGCAGTTGGAACAGCTAGAGAAAAACCAGGTGCAGCAGGATATTCAACAAGTGCATAAAATTAATAATAACTAACAAAAGGAAAATAACAACATGGCATCAAAGCTAAATACAGAGTTCAATTACAGGTACCAAGTAATAGGAGATACACCTTGGGAAAAAATAAAAACTTTACAAGGATTTTTAGAAGGTAGAATTAGAGCAGCAGCACTTGAAGAAGTAGGTAACTTAAAAGATCAAGCTAAAGTTGCTAAACTAAAACACCTAGAAGAAAATGGTGGACTACAACATGAAATACTAGAACTTAAAGCTGAAATATTAGAAGGTATAAGTCATCAACCAGCAGCTAAAGAAGCATTTGAGTTGAATCAAAAAGAGATTAAAATACTAGAAAAGTTATTAGAAGAACTTTACGTCATTGCAGAACCTACAAGAATACCAGGTTATAGTGATGAAGATATGTATGAAGCCAATGCAGCTAATGAATTTACTGTTAATATTGGTAGAGAAATACAAGCTGAAATGATTGCGAATGGTAGACCTTCTCCAGCTAAATTAAGAAATGCTATGAGTAATCCATTTACATGGAACGCATTAAAGGGTATAGGTTTAATTCCTAAAGAAACAAAAATTCTTGAAGGAAATGTGAACCCAAAAGACAAGATAAAATTAATAGGAGTTGAAGATGAAGTTATATAAATTATTAGCAAGTGACTATGAAACATACTTTGGAACTATGGAAAACCCAATTGTAAGAGTAGTTACAGTAATTGCACAAACACCAAGCTGTGATGCTTTTTTATTATTAGCTAAAGAAACACAAGATGATTTAGAATTATTAACTACAGTACCAGATGGATTTGATTTTACTTACTGTCAAGAATGGGGTTTAACAATTAATGATGCTGTTGTTGATAGAGTAGTTTTAGATTTAAGAAGAAAAGCATATGGTACATGGGAAAGCCAATTAGAAAAAATTAATGATGATGGAATAGATAGTTGGAAATTAGACGGAGCTGCAGTTAAGGTAAAATTTCCTAAATAGATTATGGCTAATATATATAAAAATGCAGGGTTTGATTTAACAACTACTGATTTAACTACTATTTATACAGTACCTGCTTTAAGAACAGCTATTGTTAAAAGTATACAAATTAGTAATGAACATAGTAGTAACAACTTAGTAGAAATATTTGTAACAGATAGTTCAGCTAGTGCTACCTTTGAAATTTATCATATATCAATGGATGCAGATTCAACAACTAATGGTTTGTTAGCTCCTCTTGTTTTAGAAGCTGGAGATATACTTAAAATCCAAACAGCTAATGCAAATAAAATTGAAGGTATGATTAGTTATTTAGAAATATTTGACGAAAAGAGTGCTTAAAAAATTAGAATTTTTAAGAATTAAAAATTATGCTTAGATATATATTGTTTTTAAGTATTTTTTAATGTATTTATGGAATTAGTACGAATACCAATTGAAGAACTTGATAAAGTTTGGTCATTAGTAGAAAAAGATATTAAGTCTGCTTTAGCTTATTCAGGTCAACTTACCGATTCAGATCATGTTTACGAAACTGCTAAAGAAGATAAGTTTCAAGTCTGGGTTATTTGGGATAAAAACCAAAAGAAAACAAATGATAAATATTTTGGTGTAGTCGTTACTGAGATAATAAAAAGAAAACATGGTAAAGTCTGTCATGTCTATATTGTAACTGGAAGGCAAATGTCTAAATGGCAACATCTTATAAGTAGAGTTGAAGAATTTGCTAAAGACGAAGGTTGCAAAATGATGGAACTAATTGCTAGACCAGGTTGGCAAAAAGTCTATAATAATCATGGTTACAAAAGAACCCATGTTG